TAAGGCATTTTTCTCTTCGTCATTTCTATCATATTTTAATTCTGCCATTTCCATATCAAATAAATTATTATTATATTGAGTTATACAATCTTTATATTCTATTCTATTTTCATAAACATCTTCTAAAGTCCCGTGGCAAAAATTCCCAGATATTCCGTAAATCGTGGTGCCATCTATATCAGGCTTTTCTTTTCTGATATAATGCAATAAATATTCATAAGAAAAATCTCTATATTTTTTATATCTTGACCAAGACCAAATTCTTGATTTATTATATTTTATTTTAATTTTTTCTAATTGCTCATTTGTTTTTCTACCCATCATTGTCTCCTTTTAAATATATTTTATTCATATTTTCTGTAAACTTTATTCTACTGTCAAATAATTTCTTAAAATCCCAATTCATAGCATCCGCAGGACTATCTTTCCCACCTAATATGTTAATTTTATCATATATGAAGCTGACATTTGATACGGGAAAAAACATATTACAACTTTTAAAAATCTTATTCATACAAACATCTTTATCAAAAGCAATTATTATTTCAACATTCAAATTCTTTAATATTTTAGCTTGTTGTTTTGATATTGAATGAGATCCTATTGCTACTCCTGTACCATCTAATCGACTATGTCTTTTTAATACACTTTTTTCACTTTCGTAAATAACTACATATCCATTATTTTGAATCTCGTTATAGTTTTGATAAAGTCCATATATATTATGAGATTTTTTATATTTAATTAATGGAAAATATTTGGGTATATCCATTTCATCATATAATTCTTTTATCGTTCGACCTATAATACCAACTATTTCTCCGGTTTCATAATGATAATGGGGGATAACTATTCTTTGATTTTTAATGGAAAATCCTATATTAAATTTCTGTTTTGTTCTTTCCATTATTCCATCAAGTTTAATCCAATCTTGATAAAGTAAAGGAATATATTCATCCAATATATTATTTTCATATATTTCTAAATCATCAAACATAATATTATTACAACTATTTTGTCGCCATTTTTTTAATTTACTTAATGGGTTTATAATACATTTTTTTGTATTTTTATTCTTTATAAATGTATATTCTAATCCTAAAATTTTATGTATATCTTTGATAGTTTGCCCAAAAGATAAATTATTAATTATAGAATAAAATGAATATAAATCTCCACTCAAATTACTATTTGAAAAATCTTTAATATTCAAATAATCATTTAAAGATAATCCTATAGCATTATTGCTTTTCCCAATTATAGAACATCTTAAATATTCTCCAGATTTTTTAAATCCTTTACAATCGCAATTTTCTAAAATTTTTTGATATAGCTTATTTTCAAATATGTATTTTTTTAAATTTACTGCATCCATTTTCATCACCTAATATGATTTTATCATAGTTTTTATTATTTGTCAATAGTTTTTTAATTAATAATCACTTTCTATCCAAGTTATGCCAATTTCTTTATAATAATTTCTGCTTGCGTCAACTTCCATTACTATTTGATATGGATCTGTTTGACCGAATCTGTTTTTTACGATAAACAATATTTGATATACTTTATCTTCTTGTAATGTTATTGGTATTTTAGTTTTACCTTCCAATCTATATGCTTTAATTTCATATTTTCCGCCTTCTTTTTCTTCTTGCCAAACAGTTCTAACCATTAAACATTGTCCGGCTACATCAACCATATTTTTGGCAATTCCTATACTATCTTGAGCGTAATGTTTACGATAACTCTCTCCTTTCGCAAGTTGGAAAGTACAAATTAAATTCATTCCTAAATTTTTTTCATTCTTTTTTACACTGTCATATAAATCAACAACATTTTGGGCAAGTGCCAACCAAGAATTATTATTTACTTGTCCAGCATCTAATTTTAAAGTATCCACAACCGCATATTTTACTCCCATAGCTCTATATTTTCTTATTAATTTAATAGCTGTTGCCGTTCGCCATTTCTTAAATGGTATAATTATAATTTGATTTTTCTTTTCTTTAAGCCATTCAGCAGATTCTTTTAATATTTGATATTCTTCTTTTGAAAATTTACCATCTCTAATTCTATATTTTATAATTTCTTTTTTTAATACATTATTAGCAATCCATAAAAGCATTTCTGCCTTCCACTTTCTTTCATCTTCTTCATTTAACATTATTAATATTTTTTCATTATTTTTTATTATAGCTGGCAATACATTTGATCTAATAAAAGTGCTTTTAAGTTGCCCACTTAATCCTCCAATTAATGTCAGATTACCAATTATCATTCCACCTGTTTCATCATTTAAAATTTTAAAATGTTCATATGGTAATCCAATATTTGTACCTTCATTTAACTCATCTATTAATTCATTTAGATTATCAGCTATATCAAAACTACCTACTATTTCATCAGAAGTATTTTTTACAAAACTGTCATTGAGTAAAGTTTCAAGCAAATCATAAATCTCACCTATTTTCATATCTATACATTCTTTTAAATCAACTATAAATCCCCTGTCTAATAAAGTTAATACCGTTGACCATTTATGTAATTCTTCAATATGTGAATCAAAATTTTCGTGTTCAATTAACTCTTTTAAATCTACAATAGTTTGATATCCTCCATATTCTTCATATTTTATTTTGAGTTTAGAATGTTTTTCTAAAAATGTATTAATATTTATATCGTCAATCACTTGTTTATTTTCTTTTTTAATTATATTGTTTATGATTGCAAAATATACTTTCCATATATTGTTATTAAAATCATCTAAATCAATATCCGATTGATATATTTTTTCTTTATCTTTATATAAAGCACCAATAATATGACTTTCTACCGTTTCTTTATATTCTAAAACTTGTTTTTTTGATTTTAATATTTCATTTTGTATAATTTTATTCATATTACACCCCTATTGTTAATAAAAAAAGTCAGGGGTAAAACTTTTATATTTACCACTGACTTAATTTTACCATAAACCTTTTATTTTATTTTTAAAAATATTGCTTTTATTATCTTTGAATTTTAAATATTGAATATCTTCGCTTCTAACAAATATCTCAAAATCACCTACTTTTTCTTCAGTTTTTTTTATATTCCGTAATCTATAAACAACATTGTTAATTTCTCGTTCGACTATCATCATTATTGTATTAGTTAAATGTTGTTCATCTTTAAATCTACTTTTATTTGATATCGTTTTCTTAATTTTTATTGAGGCGAATTTAAAAGTATATAAAATTTCTTTAAAGGTATATTTACCCATTGATTTTGTTTTTTTATTACTTATAAATTTGCCTTGAGCTAATCCTTTTAACCTTAGTATAAAATATTGTGGCACTCTTATATTTTTATCATACTGTAGAATATTAAATTTAACATATTGATATAATTCATCAAATTGTTCTTTTTCTTCCTTTTTCATTATAGAGATTTAATATAATCAACTAATTGTTTTATTTTTTTAGGTTCTTCATTTTTAATTGCTTTTAAATCAAATCCTAATTCAGCAACTTTATCTTTTATTTTTGTTTTATTTGAAGCTGTTGCATTTTTAAATAAATTTTTAAATTCTATAACTAACTCTTCTGAAAGTTCGGCTTCTGATTCATTTGCAACTATATCTTTTATAATATCATCCCTATATTTTATAATTTCTTCTTTTAAATTTTTTTTATTATCAAATACATCCTTCCAAGAATCAAAACTTGCATTTTCTATAATAGTTCCTTTTTTATATTTTTGAGTTCTATCTTTTTTTACTTCCATAAAATATTTTTCATCATCTCCTTCTTTTTTTGTAAATGCTCTTAATACTATATCATAATTGTATTCTAAGCCTTTTGCTGCATCTGGAGTATAACCTATTGTAACCCATTCATCTCCTTTCTTTTGTTTTATCGGTTTTTCTTGAGCTACAGATACTACGTTGATACCTTTTGAAGCAAGCTCTATTTTAATTAACTGTATTCTTTTTGTTATTAATTTTATTTTTCCCCACTCTCTCACGGACATTCCGATTCCATCTATATCTTGTCCTTTTATCCTTGCTCTTCTTTCCGCTACCGCTAATGCTGAATGTTGTAAATTTTCATACACATTAGTTTCGCTATCGATAACTAATGTGTCTATATCATCCATATCTAAAATTTCATCAAGCCCATCTTCTACATCCACGGCAGAAGTAGTTTGCAGTATATATTTTAAATTAGGATTCTTTTTATAAAAAGCCATACCATCCTCACTATCTATTGCAATAACTCTTGGAAATGATAAACCAAATAATGTTTTTCCAACACCTGCCTCTCCATATACTAATACCTTTGCACCTATTTTTGTATCTTCAACTTTTTTAAATAAACTCATTAACTTCACTCTCCTTTAAATATATTATTTTATAATTTTATGATACTTTTGCCTATTAGAATATTTTATATTTAATTATTGAGGGGCAAAAGCCCCTCATATATTCTTATCCTAATTCATCTAACCAATCTTCGTCAATATCGTCTTCAACAACTTCAATACCTTTACTCTCTACTTCTTCTTCTTCCTCAATCATAAAATCAAAAATCAAGTCTTCATTTTTATATTTTTCATCTGTCCTTAAAATTACAGGAACTCTATTGTCTTCTTCTCCTCTCATTATAATTACGGGCTTTCTAATTATCCATTGATTAACTCTTTCACCTTTAATAGATAGTGCTGACGAAGCTTCTTCCATAGTATATGCTCCAATTTCAATCAATTCTTTAATATCATCAGGCAGATCATCTAGTTCAACTACGGCTTTTGCTTGACCTTCAATTATGTCACCAACAACTTGAATTTCAGTAACTCCTTTTCTTACTTTTAATAATTTTAATAATTTTTCATTTTCAAGATAAAATGTTTTTGAAAAAGGAATATTTTGTTTAACTTCTTTTCCATTATATAATTTTGTATAATCTACTACTTTTGCATATAATGGATATAATCCAGTTTCATTATCTTTCCTTCCGATGCTGTCTTTATCAATTAATATTGTTTGTTGAAATTCAGCTTTAAATTTATCTTCTTCTACTTCTGAGATATAGATAGATTTAATATTTTTCTTTTGTTGTATGTTATCATTGTATAGAGAATATTGGATTTCTCCTTTAATTCTTACCGTTGCATCTTTTAAAAGTTCTTTATTTTCTTCTAAGTATTGTATTAAGTCATATTCTGCTAAGAATTTTTTA